ACCCAATCAAGTTCCATTGGTTGGCTAGGTTCATAGCTAGGTCTGCTAGTATGATAGCTTGCTCCCAATACCTTTCCTCGCCACTAAACTTAGACTTATACTTCTTATGAAAGTTATCAGATGCCTCAGCTATAGCAGACTGTATACCCTCTTCGCCCATAGCTAGTAGGTTGATTACAAACTGCTTACCTACATGACCATAGTTACTGTGGATAGCTTCGTATATTTTTCTACCTGCTTCAGATCCTCGAGTAAACAATGGTGAAGAAGGTACAGTAAGTTCTAGTAGCCTTGCCATCTGTGCATCAGTGTCAAGTCCGGAAGCAATCAGTTTACTCTGTAAGGATTTGTTAGTGGATACAAGCACTGGTGTTGCCCAAGTCTTTGCATCTCTTTCTTCTGCATTCCTATTTAGTCTAGCCTTATCTCTACCTTGTGATACCCAATAGCAGAAGTCACCTACTTCTTTGTCATTCATCATGGTTACTTCGTCTATAGTCAGCGGAAGGTTTGCGTAAGTTCCCAGTCGTGAGAACAAGCTGTTCTGTGTGTACTTCGCAGCAAAGTGTAGCTTGTCAGGATTACCATAGATAGATTGACCCCAGTATTGTGCAAGTGTTTTACCTCCACCAGTTGGGCCATACAAAGATACTGTCAATCCTTTCAAGCCAGTGAAGTTGTAGAGTGGTGCAGAGAAAGCTACACCAAGTGTGAACATATGTGTCTTCAGGTCAGCTTTCTCTAGTATAGATGTTAGCTTTACCCACTGGTCTAATTCACCTTTGGTGTTGTATAACTCTGCACCTTGTCTTTGTATGCCTGATGCTAAGCTGATTCTTTCTTCTGTCACTCCCTCTGCTGTTCGCTTGAGTAGTGTGTCGCCTAAAACAAATGCCGTATTCTTTTCTTTCCAACCCATAGTAGAATATAGATTAGTCATGGTACGGATTTGTCTCAGCTCTTCCATGTAAGTTCTTAACATAAGCTGAAAATACTCCGTTTGTTTCTTATTATATAATACAATACCTTGGTCTGCTATAGCTGTAGCAAACTCTCGGTTGCCTTCTGTTAGGTATGCTTGTCTTAGTATGAGGTCTTGCCAACCCATGTGTGGTCTGTTCCAGTGGTATCTTACTGTCTCGTATCCAAGTGATTCGTCTAGCCCATAGCCCACTGGGTACACATCAAACTTACAGACATCTATATCTGTGTCATCAATCGTTAGCTTTATGCCATCTTTAGTTCTCTTGAATGGCTTAGGTATCTGTACTGCATTGGCAAACTTATCAGGTACTTCGGCAGGTAGTTGTACTTCTTGATACTGAACCCCTAGTCTAGTGGGTGATCCTATCTTACCTTTATATGCACAACCTTTACAGCCCCCGGGCCTATCAACGTCAAACTTAGCACAAGTTGTTGGTCCACTAGCAGACTCTTTCCAATGCTTCAGTTTATCCACTGTTGTTTGGTAATCAAACTTGGGGTGCTTCTGACTCCACTGTACTGCTGTCTTCTCAGGGTCAACGCAGAATGCTGATACCCCTATCAAATCGTACCATAGTGGTTCGTCTACTTTGTCTTGATTATCTATTGCCCATGCTATCTGTTTACACTTGCTAGCGATAACAGACCCTACAGATAGAGGGAAGTCCTGCTTTGTTGCTAGACTATCTAACAACGAGTTGTCAGCAGTGTGTCTATCCTTAAGGGCCCTGTTAGTTGAATAGAAATAAGATAGACTCTTTACGAGAGAATGAGCCTCCACTGGTGGTGCGTCCACAAGTAAGGTAACTTCTTTTCCATTTTTTGGATTATGAGTGCCTACTGGTCTTAGCACCAAAGCACTGTTTGCAGTTAGTCCTGCATCTATTTTAAACTCTTTATCTATACAAGCTAGCTTCATAGCCTCAGCTAAAGGCTTCCAGTCTTGTGGTTCTAGTTCTTCTGTAAGTACCCAGTATACATGAAGTCCATTACCTGATGCCACTATCATTGGCTTAGGTAAACTCATTGTGTGTACAAACTTACCTAGTTCTGTCAGACCCTCCTGCCAAGATGCGTATGGCTTACCCTCGCCACAGTCTACATCTATAGCTATAACCTTTGTGGCTCTGACATTATCTTGTTTCCTATTCCCCTTTGCATTAAACGCTGATATAGCAAAGTAGGTATTGTTATTTGTTTTATCCAGTCTTTCACAGACTGATGCGAGTTCTTCTACCGAATCAAAGAAACCTTGTTGTCTACCTTCTCTATTAATAACAGTTGAAACATAGTAACCTCGACTGGGCAAGACTCGCTGGAGAAACTCCAGTGTTGTCATTGCTATCATTTTTACCTCATTAGTAGGAGAGAGCCTAAGCT